TAAACCACATTTAACTGATGGTAGTATTTGTACTCTCTAAAAATCTTGTCCTGACAATCGGCATCAAGTTCGGTTTCAGAGATAACAACGCTGGCATTCTGACTCATTACGACTGAGCCTGAATCATAGTCCCCTTCCCAGATTTGAGTAGCGGGATCAAGTTCCACCTCACGGTATTTAAAATTGACCTCATTACGCTCATGATCGATGCCTGAAGTCATACCAATATAAGCACCAGTGAACTTATTAAACACCAGTACCATTTTCTGATTTTCAGCGAATTCCATATCTAACCCCACCAAGCTGTGTGAGTGGTAAAACCTAAGGACCAGGACGATCCTGACTTAAAGAACCGGGCTGTCCACTGATCGTTGTACCAATTAGCACCGTTACCGGTACCTCGCCAATAACGATTGCGATACACCACAATCATCATGCTGCCATCACCAAACTGTGCTGGAGGATGTATTGCCTGAGCCCAAGACAAAGCAGTTGAGGAACTGCTTGTGTTACCTGTTCCTTGAACATCCACATACACTGTCTTGCCACCCAGATTGGTGCCTAAGGTGATATAGCGATCATCGTGATTGTGGTTTGATGGAGGGTAAGTTGCAGGTTTATCATCCAGTTCACTCCATTTATGTCTGTGTGAAGATGGAGGATAACTTGACGGTTTATTATCTAACTCACTCCAGTTATGCCTATGCCCTGATGGTGGATAAGAACTAGGCTTCTGATCTATTTCAGACCAGGCATGACGATGCACCTTTTTCGCATACCTCGCATCGCCATGTAATCGCTGGCCTTTAGGTGTCACAACCTTATCTTGAAGGCTACCAGATACAGCTTCACTATCCGTCGCGTACTTCACCAGGCCCAATTTATCTGTACGAGCTGGTGTTAAGCTGACTGTACCAGTTCCGATAACATTGATACTGTTCTTTGGCAGCGCACCTAGTGCCAAATCAAAGGCAATCAATAAATCAACGCCAGCGGCTTTAAAAGCAATGGGATGATCAGGATTACTCCAAATGGCTAGCAACGTGCCATCATCCAGATAAAAGCCAACCTCTCTTACCCAATAAGAATGTTCATCACCTTCCTCAATGGCTGTGATGTGTATCTGCGTGTCAGAAATCAGATTACTACTTCCAATGACAATACGGCGCTTTTCATTTTTCAATGAAGTAGCTGATTCATCCGGAATCCAGCCTTCTTCTCCCAACCCAATGCTAGTCACATTGGCCTGAAATCCAGAACTCGTTGAATTAAATACAGCCTGTAATCCGGCTTGAGTCACCACTGGCTGAAACGGCTGCGTCATTGAAATTCTCCTGTGACGCGAGCCACACAAAAGGTCTGTAAAATTGGATTTATGTGAATATCAGTGCCGTACTTCACACCCGCTTTGAAGTCATAATGAGATCGTGCAGGCTTGGCATTATTTATGGCCTTTTTCAGGGCCACGAAATACTCATTGGTTAATACAGGAGGATTTCCCTCCATTTCCCGATCTGCAGCCCAGGCTTTAATCTTAAACGTATGAGACGATCCACCGTCTTCAAACCATTCTGTTAAATCAACCTGAACTCCAAAGGCTTCCATGGCAAGTTTTACTGATGAAACCGTCCCTTTTCGCCTATGAATTTCAATGCTGTCTGCTATTTGCGCCCGTTTGATTTCAGCAGGCCAGTCACTGTTCCAGTTATCAACTGACAGTGCCCAGGCAAGCCATGGCAGGAACTCTTCAGGACATTCTTTTGGGTTCCAAAGCTGATCGATTTGAACGGGTAATTCACCTATGGAACTTACCGTGTCAGTTAGGTCTTTCTCAAAGTCTGTGGCATTAATAGGAAGTAACGATGAAGTCACACTTACCTCCTTTAATCGACCGTTATACGCTCACACCAACCAGCTTCATGTTGAGACAGGGTGATGTTCGAAGTCGGCTTTATAAGCTCTACTCTTTCCACACCCGGCTGATGCAAGGCTGCGTAAATCCCGGACAAGGTAATATCATTGCCCAGCAGGTGATGATCTTTCACGTATTGAGAAATCGCCTCAATGGATTTGGCTTCAACAACGTTCGCATCAGGCCCATCGTACAAATACAGCTTTGCCTGCACCTCATAGGAAACAATCTGACAGGCTTCAACCGTTACATGGTCTGTAAGTGGTCTGACTGAATCTTCGTTAAGCTGGTTAAATACCTGATCAATTAGTGCCTGATCAGGTACACCCTGATTTTCGGATGAGAGCACTGTCACTAGCACCTCACCAGGATGGGGGCTTGAAACATCGACATCTTTGACCTGTGGGCTAGCAGCCAAGGCGTGGTAAACATAACTACCAATTGGTCCTGCTGTGCTATGCCCTTCCATACTTAGCTGAACACGTTTTCTTAAACGATCATCGCTTTCGTATTTAGGCTCAATAGGTGGAATCGCATCGGGATCCCCTTCATCAATGACTTGCCTTGTTACACCAAAGAAACCTGCCAGATTATCCAAATCGGCATTCACAGCGTAAGCCAGCATTACCCCTTTAGCGGCATCGTTGATACGTGCGCGAAGCAAGACTTCACGATAAGCTGCCACTTCCAGTATTTTGTAAACTGGGTCACTTTCCATATAAGCATTAAACGATGGATCTCGTTGTATCAAATCAGAAAGCATGCTCTGAAGAATCGCTTCAAAGCTTAAATTTTCAATAATGTCAGGAGAAGGTAGTTGGGCAAGATCGATTGCGCTGAACCCGCTCATACCGACAATCCCTCCAAAATAATGTTCTTGTTATCGGGTAAATAATTACCCTCTAGCGCAATGGAGATAGCACCATGCTCGATGCTTTCCACCACAACCCGTGTTAACTCCAATCGTGGTTCCCAATTAATCAGTGCTTCACTGACGGCCGTGTATATTTCTACCAACAACGCCCTGTTAATGGGAGCATCCACAAGCTCGTATAATCTCGAACCATAATCACGGCGCATGACTCGAGAACCAATGGGTGTGGTCAAAATATCAATGATCGATTGCCTTAAGTGATCAATCCCCGTTAAGGATTCACCTGTAAATCGATTCATACCGTTCATTGAAATTTAACCTCATTGGCTATTTGTTGTTTTGGCCGTACTAGCGCCACCGGAAAGTACACCGCCATGAGTGTGTTGATTATAAATATCGCGATCTTCTTTCATGGATCGGGTGTGATCAGTTATGTCTTTGGTCGACACGATATTGCCGATAACCTTCACATCACCAGTAACAGTTAGCCCACCATCAGCGACTAACTCTGCGGTAGCACCTGATGGCAATACAGCTTTTAAGCAATGCGCTTTGCGATCATATTCAATCACTGCTCCATCGCCATATTGAGTACGATGTACATCAGCGCTTTGAGCAATAGCAGGGTGGTCTTTTTGATTGATAGAACCCAGGACCACACCCTGAGTTAACTCACCACTCGGTGACAGAACCAGTACCTGCTCCCCCTTCTCCAATGACCAAAAGCTCACATCGTTACCCGCACGCTGCACAAGCATTGGTAGCCATGTGGTTGTCAAATCACCAATAGCGACTTTGACCCTGGGTATACTCGTTTCATAGGATACGTCGATGACTTTTCCCAAAAGAAACATATTGGCAAGACGCCGGTGTAACTCAGAGACTTCAAAGTGCAGATTCATCATGGATATAAATCGTCTCTCTGTCCGTATCGTCCCGCCACCCCAGATCAATGATCTTGGGACTAATACCTGTTTGCGCCCATATATCCTCACCAACGCGATATTGATGGGTCCACTCAATCAGCCAACAACGATGACCCTGAAGATCTGGTGAGAAGTGATCAGGAGCAGCTTGCTTTATGTGAGCATCCCCTACGCCGATCGACTTCCACTCAAATGTTTCAAGCCAACTTAAGCACTGCTGAACCATCTGCCAAAGAGCACTAACAGGCTCTGTATCAGGAAGCAGAATTCGCCCTTCCCAATGACTAATCAACACTAGTTCACTCGTACCAGCCGACCGCCCAGGAGCAAGTTCCACCAAATCCAAAAGCATGGCTGGTAAGCTGATCTCATCACGGCGCTTGGGTAAAGCGCCGCAGTAATGGATATTGGGGTTTTGACTAAAGCCCTCGATCAGGGTGTCATAGGTTTTACTAAGCTTATCCACGATCAACTCCGAACCAGATACCTAAGTTCTCGCTCAAAGAACACATCAAACTGAGCTAACGCCTGCCCATCCATCATGTCATCCATGGCATCTTTTAACCGACCGGTGAAAACAATTTGTACTTCCTGAATGGGAAAACGCGTTTTACCTCGGCGACGAAAGACTCCGGTGTGACCATTTGGCATGGTGGCCAAAAAGGCATGATCAAACTGACGCTTGCCTGCTTTTACACCACGCTTATTTTGTGAAGCCCTGCCAAGTTTAGCGGCTTTCACGACACCCGATTTAGGATCAAGGCCAACCACCACTTCCAATCGATTACGCTTTGCCGGCACCACCCTTAAACCACTGCGAATTAAACCCACTTTGATATCAAGCTCTTTTGCGGTGTCAGAGGACAAGCGAGTCCTTAACCACCTTGCGGTTTTATTGAGCGCCCTTGAATACGCAACCAGCACTTTACCTTGTGCTTGATTCAGCTCCTGCTCCCATTTGTGCAGGTCTTTATCAGGCGTAAGGGTCAGCTTAATCATAAGTAATCAAAGGGTAACGCCTTAGCGATCCAAACCAACTGGTGTAAATCCAGCCTTGGCTCTTCCTCGATCCGGTAGACCTTGCCGTTTAAATGCACCTCATCCCCTCTCGATGGTGATGCCACCTCACTGACCCGAAACTCAATCTGCGGGTTCTCCGCATGCATGGATTCTTCACCAAGATCAAAATACCCGTCTGGCCGACGGGCAATGATTTTGATTTTTTTGGTTTCTTTTACAACCGAAGAATCAATGCCAGAACGAGAATGAAAAGTGGCATTTTTGCCCAGATGAGAAAATTGGCTATCAATAGCCCTCTCAAAAGAGCTCATCACTCACCTTCAATCAACTGTTGGTAGGCATCCCACGCTTTATCACGTTGGGCTGCCGTGATGTTTTCACCTAGGATTGCTTCAATGGCTTTCACACCAGGCTTACCATCCTTGCCATAAGCATCTTCAGGAAGATCTGTAATGGCATCAAGAATCGCTTCCACAAGGTGAGCGTCATCGAATGCTTGATCACCTGTCGGTGTAACAAAGCCACGATCAATCAGATCCTTGGCCTCGTCATCATCCAAGCTCACAATCTCTCCTATTTTTACAGACTGATACTTACCAGGCTTACCAACACGCAAGGTCACTAAACTAATCACTTTCATCCGTGCCTCCTTAACGTACGGTAGCGCAGAAGGTGGCATTGGGGCGGTAAGGGACAATCAGCGGTGCAGACTGCATCAGCAACCAACGAACTGCAGGATCCTCTTCCAACCAGGACTTGGTGAAGTAGCGACTAGCTCGGTAATTAGCCTTTTCATCCTGAATCACACCATAGCAACGCGTGCCTTCCAGCATACCCTGACTGGCAATCAGTACTGTGTATGGTGGCAGCATGTTTTGGGACTTACCGTCGTCATCCACGTAAGAATCGTTATAAACCCAGAAATCGAAGTCACCAATGGAGCCTGCATAACGAGCCTTGTCGTTACCCTGACCGCGCACATAAATATCCACATCCAAGGTGTTGCTGGTACCGCGACGCAGATCCAGAAGCTTCTCTACCTTGTCATTGGACTTAAACACACGCCAGGCCAGTGGATCCATAATGACTTTACGAGCGGCAGCGCCAGACTTCATCTGCACAAGACCTGCCCAGTCTTCAATGTCATTAAGTGGATTTACACCAGACTCACCCCAACGGCCAGCGCCTGTTAGAACCTGAGTCAGATTGCCATCACGCTGAAAGTCGATGATCTGTGTTGGGTAATCTTCACCAGTAACGGTAATCTTACCGGTACGAAGTGCTTCTGCTGCCATCACCTCTTCACGGCGAGTCAGGTTCTCCACCTGATTGGTCAGGGCCTTATTAAGGGCTGCTTCGCGACGATCCATAGGTTTTAAACTGCCACCAATGGTTTCGCCAATCAGGCGCTTCAGTGGCGCGTTTGGATCAAAGCGACGCTTGTCTTTCACATAAGCAGGCTTAAAGCTTCGGGTTTCAAAACCCTCAGCATCCACGACTTTGCCCTGTACCAATGGCGATACAAAAGGCACCAGACGCGGCTTAGATTTATCAATATCGAAGTGAATTTCTTCACTGTCTTCCGTTTGAATGGAAGGAAAAAATGTATCCAGCAAAAAAGAAGCTGGACGATCCAAGTGTTCAACCACTCGGTTTAGGACATGGGTAGAAAAAATATCCATTAATAGTCTCCTAGAGTTTGTTCTTAAACCGATTAAGGTTGGTTGTGGCTGATAAAGATGGAACTCATGCGAAGTTGCTTGGTAACCGTCTCCAGCGTATGACCTTCACCAAAGGTCAGCGCATGACCATTGAACTGACCAGACAAATACACATGGGCTTGCACATAGCCTTCGGATTCAGACACGCTCTCAGCCAGAATGGCTTGGGGTTTTTCAGAACCATCAGTAGCCGCGGTGGTGCTAAGTACAAACTCGCCTGTTTGGCCGATCTGACCCAAGACTGCTCCTACTGGCAAGCCACCCTCTACCAAGGCATAGCGTGCTACGCGTGGGTATTCACCTGCGATCAAATTATCCGGCGTGTACTTACCCTGATTGGTAAAACCCTGGGCGATGCCTGGTTGTGTTTTTACGTTTAACTCACTCATGCGGCATCTCCTGAATTAGTTCCAAATTGAGCAATGCGCTTGGCAATCATGTCGGCGCTTACTTCTTCACTTTCACCGTCATCGGGTTCAATATCAGGATTAATCATGTCAGCCATGGCTTGTTCAAAACCAGACCCTGTAGCTTCAACACTTTTAGCAGGAGATGCTTTCAACGTAGCCAGCGCCATCTCGACACTCATCTCGGTGGAAAATGCTAGATGTTTAGCTAATTCTTCTCGACCTTTGGCTTCATCGGCACCGATAATGGCACCAATGCGTGCACGCTCTGATTCAACCGCGCTGATAGTGAGCTTTTCTGCTTCAGTGGTCGTGACACTTATGCGATCAGCAAAATCAGCTTCGCAACTAGCCACCGTTTCATCCTGAATCGCTTTCACAATATCTGGATAGTTTTCTTTTAAATTCGACACGCTCATCGGTGCCTGCTGGGTAGACTCAGCATTAGTATTGCCAGAATCTGACGCCAATTCTTTCTTGGGCATGGAAATATCCTCTTCTAGATTACCTTGCTCCATAACCAAAGAATCCTGCACATTGGCAGGATTCCGATAAGGCTCATTTTGGAGCGAATACTCTGTTATTAACTGATCCAGGCTTCCCGTTCGATCAGCCAGTCCACTCTTAACGGCTAAGGATCCGATAAACACATCACCTTTTCCGTAAGTAGACTTCACCGTAGGAGGATCAACGCCTCGGTGCTTTGCGATGGCATCGATAAATACCGACGCCAGATCATCAATTCTATTTTGTAATCGACTACGATCCTCGTCTTTTTCAGGATCCAATCGTTTGTGTGGGCTTTGGGATGAAACCACCTCGATAGTGTTCTGTTTATTAGCGCTGCGGTATACGGCCACCACACCAATGGACCCGATCATGGAGGTATCAGACACCACAATCTCATCACAAGCTGATGCTAACCAATAAGCCCCTGACGCAATGTCACCGGATGCGTACGCGATAATTGGCTTCTTGCCTCTTGTCTCATAGATCATCCGAGCAAGTTCAGCACAACCATTTACCTCACCACCAGGCGAATCAATATCAAAGATGATGCTGGTAATCGCTGGATCATTGAGGGCTTTTGCAAAGTCTTTAGCCAAAAGCTCATAACTCGTAGCCCCACTGATTGCCGTGAACAAATTGGCATAACGAAACAGTGGTCCCGTTACCGGTAACACCGCCACACCATCATGGACTTCCACCTTGTAGTGATGATCAAGATCCTTACCAACACGACTAGATATCGCTTCAATGGTTTCATCTGGCGATTTATGATCCCGCGTCACAATACTCAACAAATTATTGAGTACAGGCTCATCGATAGCCCAGGGCTCACCCGTCGCATAATTCCAAAATTTCATTTTCTTTTAGAACCCTTTTATCAAGCTTCTTTAGTAATTTGTTCAACAACATTAGAGGGCTGTTCGAGCAATCCCAGTTCGATCATTTTGGACTGCTCTTTGGCTCGTTGTTCCAGTACTTCTTCCCAGTCCATGCCTTGAGTAGCGCACTCTTCTTCAAGCGTGGACAATCCCACATCCAGACGGATTTTTGAGGCTTTGGCTTCCTTCACAGGATCAATCCAACCCCGTCCTGGCCCAATCCACTTACAACGTGTCCAAAGAGACTTGTTCTGGTAAAAATCAGGTGCCTCGATGAGGCCTGCATTCACTGCTTCTTCAAGCCATAGCTCGTATACAGGACGTGCCCAATAGGTGGATAGCCAAGCCCTTCGTCCCATAAAATAACGCCATGCTTCCATCAAGGCAGCACGAGCTGAAGAGTAATTGGTCTTGGAAAAATCCTTCATCAACAATTCAAATGGCAAATTCAGTCCGGTACCAATATGACGTAGTACGTTCTCAACAAAACTTGAATAGGCTGAATTTGGTCGTGACGGCGTAAAAGGCGCCACCTTGTCGCCAGGAAAGACCGGGATAACCGCCCCGCCCTGTAGCTTCACTTGCCATTCGTTTTTAGCAGCCATGTAATCTTCACTTGAACCACCAAACATCTCAGAGATGGATTCCCCATCCATAGGTGTTTCAATGAAAGCCGCTATCATGGCATTCACAACTGCAGCTTGAAGCTCTGATCGCTCATAGTGATCCAGCATCTTAAATAACGGCATGATGCTACTGAAGATGGGCTTACCTCTGGTTTGCCCGGTACGCTCTTTGTCATGAACGTGGATAACCCGCCTGCGACCAAATAGGGTTCGGGCTGGGATACGCTCAAAACCTTGCTCAGTATTAGGAATACCCAAATACTGATCACCAGGATGTGACTTACTCACCCAATAAGCTTTAGGTGCCCCAAAGCGATCAACCTCAATACCACCTCGAATACCTTTAGAACCCGTCGCCCCATGAGGATTGGCTAACCGGTCAGGCTCTACCAATTGAATTACCGTTGAGAACGATCGGTAGTGCTTCTTTGGCATCCAAAGCGGTATCGCCAGGGCTTCACCATTAATCAAACCTGATCGAAACACCTGAGTTGTTAGGCCGTTAAACGTCAGGCTCTGTCCGGCATCACATTCAGTTGTGTCAGCCCAGCTCCGCCATAACGCTTCCGTTTTACGAGACCACGCCTCAGCCCAGGATTTATCTTTTCCCAACGCACGATAATCAGGTACCGCAGATAACCGAAGGCCTGTACCGACAACATTATCAACCAGTGTCTGAACAGCCCCTGCTGCCACACCATGGTTACGTGTTAGATCTCGTGATCGAGATACCAGTGTTGATAACTCATCAATCAGGTCAGAATCAGGTGAACCCGCCAAAGGCTGCCAACTGGCAAGCTCCCTAGAAGTATGAGAAGCACCTCGGTGAGCGGTTGCTAAAGGATTGCCATCAAGCCCGACAATTTTGTTAGTTGTCTTCTGCATGAAACAATCTCTGTTTTTAAAATACATTTAAATTAGAAGCGCATGAGGATTGGTCCTCGCCTGCGCCCACCTGTGAGACGGTTAATCTCGTATTTAAGACGGCTGATATAGGCATCCAGTTTCTTCATGTCTGTCTGCGCATAAGTGGTAGCACCATAGCCACCCACCGACACCGTCACTTCCAGCTCACCAACCATCAGCCTGTGTCTGCCAGTTTCTGCTTCTCGAAGCCATTGTTGTAAGGTGGCTAAATCAGTCATAAATCAAAGTCGAAAATCGGTTTAAGAGAAAAGGTAAGGGTCATCCGCTACGACAGTAGGTGGTTTCAATACCGGAACCCGTTTCTTCATTGACCCGCTTTGGCACTCACCCTCGGCTGGTTTTTTCGAAAGAGACAATGAAGAAGCACCGGATTCCAGTTTCGTTTCACCTAAAGCCTGTTCCAGGCGTTTCCAATGCATTTCCTTGAATCGATCTAGGCCGTAAATACTGGCCGCAGCACGTGCATAAACACGGCAGTCTAACGCTTCATTATTGCGAGTCGGATCTTTTTCCCAGGACGCTTTTGGAAAGCCCTTATGTAGACGGATAACCCTTTTTTCTGCTGTTAACTGTTTAAAGTACTCCTCCCCATATTGGGGGAAGTGACAACTGCCTGGCTGATAGGTCTCACCTTCAGCCAAAGCTTCATCCGTGGGCACTGGTAATTTAAGCCAACGATAAAGCTCTACCTTGGCAACAGGACCACTGACGTTCCAAACCCGAAGACCTCGACGCTTACTTCCGGTATCAGCTTTTGAAACAGACAAAATAAGCGCTGTTTCCGTATCCCGGCCTTTGATGGCCACCACCGTTCGTGGTTGGGAAGCTCTTGCCCCTGCTCCACCCCAAACTGCTTGAGGAGATTGACGTACCCAGCTATACACATCTTGTGTTGCATAACCTGAGTCGACGGCCATCACACGAATAGGCATAGTCGAACCTGATGCATGTAGCCAGTCTTTGGCCAGCACCTTATCCAACTTACTCCACACTTTAGATTGAGCGGTATCGCCATCTAAAACAATGTAATCGACGGACCAGGATTCTTTATTGCGACCCCACGCTACTACCTCACATTCAAGGCGATCACGTTGGACGTCGACACCTGCCGTTAGGAACAGGCCACCTTCAGGTACCACACCTAATTGGTAATCTTCTCGGCGTTCATACAATCGCTCCCATTCAGGGGCGTCATACTCTTCTTCGAAAGCTTCACCCAACACGGTGTTAACAAAACCTTTCATCAAGTCTGGGCTTTGTTGTGCCTGCTCAAACATACGAGCGGCATCTGCCCATGAGAACCAACCAACAGGACTATATAGCGATGACAAGTGGTAGCCTTGAGTCAGGCCATCACCTTGTGTGGTAGCTACCCACTGCCCGTTTTCCAACATGACTGATTTCTGGTGTTCTTCGATCAGCTCTTCGCAGGATTCACAGCAGTATTTGGCTTCGTCAGGACTTCCTTTAGTCCAACGAAGTTGGGCAAACTTTAATGGTTGGCGATGCCCACAATGTGGGCAAGGCACATAAAAATAGCGTTGATCTGAAGTATCAAACTCCCGCTGAATTCGGGATGTACTTTTTATGGTTGGCGTACTTACCAACATGACCTTTCGGCGTCTTGCAAAAGTCGCACTACGACGCTCAGCCAACAGGATCGGATCACCTTCACCATCAACGTCACCCGGAAACCCATCCACCTCATCCATGAACAGATACCGAGCCGGCATGGAACGAAGACCTACAGCGCTATTCGCGCCAGTCATGACTAATACACCACCGGGAAATTCTTTGGAAAGAACGGTATTACCAGAGTCTCGACTACGAGCAGGTGCAACACGTTCTCTAAGTTCAGGCACATCCTCAAGTTGAGGATCGATACGTTGCCGCGAGCTACGTTTAGCCATCTCCACTGTAGGTGATACTGCCATCACAGGCCCTGGAGCCATGTGAATGATGTACCCGAGCCAGTTAATCCCTGTCTCCGATCCTCCGATTTGTGAACCTTTCATGAATACCACCCTTTGGACGGGTGATGAAACAGACAAGCTATCCATGATTTCTTTCAAATAGGGTGTGCGTTGAGTACGCCACTTACCCGGTTCTGCTGCCGACTTTGGAGACAGTATTCGGTATTTATCTGCCCATTCTGAAACACTTAAAAATGGATCTGGCTTTAACCCTTCAAGCCATGCCTTTTCAATCTCAATAGAACCATCATAGAACTCAGTCGACTTTGGGTTTGATATCGGCAAGTTCGGATAGGTGCTCTCTGACATAGTTTTCCAAAGTCACATGCATTTTGTGTGCATCGACCTCCAAGTCTGCTGCCATCTGAGCGGATACTCGAGCAGGCCAACCTACCCACGCATCGCGTTCTGCTCTTGCTAAACGAAATACATGTGACAATGCCTTGGAACGATCGACCAGTTCCTTTTTGAGTTGCTGTAGTTTTAAACGATTGGTTTGGGCTTTTAGCACTTCATTGGCAGTACGCGCCTGCATGTAGGTTGTGCCTTGAGTCCCTTGTTCATTCGAAGATTCCCTAAGGGCCTCCTCCACTGCTGTAACCGCTGCTTGCGGTACCGCTTTTGTCTTTGTTCGTTTTGTAGTTTTGGCTTTTCGTTGTTGCGCCTGATCAGTATTGAGATCCCACTGAGCATCAGCAGCCTCCGCATCAATGGTGCCATCAGGTAGCGTAGAAATACGCCCAGCCTTAATGGCCTTATGCACTGCTGTGTCCGATACACCTCGGTGGCGACCGTATGCGCGAATAGAAATACCCATGAATTTTCCCGAATAACAGAGACTAGTTTGACCTACTCACTGGTAGCCAAATACTCCTTCAAAATGACTTGCTTTGTGCCGCCAAAAGAGAGTTCATGGACATAACAAACCAACACCTAAAGAACTAAAAAATGAGCACACGATGCCGCATCGCCATTAAACATGACAACGGATTATATGAGTCTGTGTACTGCCATTTTGATGGCTACGATTACGACAACGGCGTAGGACCAACCCTACGCGAATTTTTCAATTCAGAAGAACAGGCCAAAGCATTCATCGCACTTGGCGACCTATCGTTCATCAGCCAGGAACAAAACTGTGCTTACCATCGAGATCGCGGCGATGCATGGGACAAAACCAAACCTCAAACATCGCGTTCATTCGAATCTCTATTTAACCTGGCCGACCAAACCTGCGCCGGTTACCTGTATGTCTTCGAAGACAATGCATGGCAATCAACAAAGCTATAGATTAAGGAGTCAACGTCATGGGCACATGGTCTCAACCAAACACCACAGCCAAAGCCACTCAACTAAAGCAACTTATGGCCAGCCCCATTATCAAAACTGAGGCGGCCGATCTTCTGTATCATCTATGCGGTGACGATGACTTATTCGATAGCTTTGAAGAACTCAGGCCTAACGAAGATGTACGCCTATACGTGCAATTTCATATCAAAGAGATCTTAGAAAACCTTCACCTATCGCTATTAAGCTGGGATAAAGAAGCTATCAATATTTGTCGTAAATTATTCAATGAGAAATCTAAGTAATAAAAAAACCGCCCAATAAAAGGCGGCTTTTTAGTAGTCGGCTAAGCGTTTTACTGCGACGTAAGGCTGGAGGCCGTCCCAGTCCCCTTACCAAGAGTTCTCAATATACGTCTCGTTCAATAACTAGTCAATCTTGATCCAATAGAGATGTATACTCGATTTCCACTACACTTGCCCTTATTCGAACAAGTACCATATAATATTTGACAACATACCCGCCAAGCCTATGCCTCTTTAAACAGGCACGCTCAAATCGTGCGGGTTTTTTGCCTATTTATAATAACGATAAAACTAATACGGTTTATCCATTAAAGATATGCGCATAGCATAGTCCGCTAGCACATAGCTACTGCTACGACCACCAGCATCTGTTTTCTGTAATACGCCTTTACTGACCATGTCATTGATATCTCGCAAAGCGGTATCTGTAGAGCACTTGCCAATTTTGGCCCACTTACCAGTTGTCAGTTTTCCTTCAAACCCATCAAGCAATCGATTCATCAGCTTTATCTGACGATCATTCATAGAGACACCTGACCAATGCTGCCAAAACTTAGCCTTTACTAACACTTCTGTTAGTGCCTCATCGGCCTTTTCCATAGCTCGCGACAAACAGCCTAAATACCATTCAAGCCAACCAGTAGTATCGACCATACCCTTTTGAGTAAATTCAAGCAGTTTATAGTAATCATCCACCTCAAGTTTAATCTGCGCAGATAAACTATAAAAACGCTGTGGGCAACGATCAGCCTTTGCTAACGCCATATCAGCTACGGCCCTAGCAATGCGTCCGTTACCATCTTCAAATGGATGTAAAGTTACAAACCAAAGATGTGCTATGCCCGCTTTTAGTACCGGATCCAGATCATCGTCGGAATTGAACCAAACTAAAAACTCTGCTGTCAACGCACCTAATTGATCTGCAGGTGGTGCCTCGTAATGAACACGCTCTCTACCAAAAGGCCCTGAGATAACCTGCATCGGGCCATCACTATCATCACGCCATTGTGCAGTTAGGATTTTATTGATACCGCTATAGCCCGTTGGAAATAATGAAGCATGCCAACCGAACAATCTATCCTCAGTCAAAGGTTCTTCAAACCGACCCGTGGCATCCAAAATCATCTCAACAACACCATCAACGTGTCTATCTGCTGGCACCAAAGCACCTATATCGACACCTAGTCGACGAGCAACTGAAGATCGTACGGTATCAGGATTTAAATGTTCACCTTCTATCTCACTGGTTTTTAATACGTCCTCAGTGACAACCCTTAAAGCTGCTTCATCACGAAGCCCCATGCCGATGTCATGCATTCGGCCAAGAAGGTGACCTTGCTGGCTATGCACTTGCGCGAGGAGGCCAATCAGACGTTTTAAATCAAACTGCCAGTTTGTCCACTCAGTGTGTTTCCAGATATAATTACCGCTATTCATGCGGTTATTATGCACCCGATTTACCGCAAAGGCAATATTCACCGTATATTATGCACCAATAAGGCGTTTTAATCACCGCACCTGCTTTGAGTTAGCAATGCTAACTCATTAAACGTCTTACACATGTCGCTGTTAAGTTAGGATGAGAAAATTATCGCCATCGGCCAAAAGCTTGCCTCCGATTAAATGCTGACTTTATGAAAAACTGCCGATAGCAACTTACGCTTCGAAGCCTGCTCCAGCCCCTGATAGTTAAACTCACTAATCTGGTCGTATTAGTTCTCAAATTGACATAGCAATGCAAACGCATTACCATATATTATATCTCTGTTTTTAACACACAGTGAGGTTCACTATGGAAACTGCATTACTTACCACTGAATCTACATTAACCGATCGATATCAGACTACGGTGCCTGATGCTGTACGAAAGGCGCTTCACTTAAATAAACGTGAAAAAATTCGCTACACCATTCAACCTGATGGCGATGTACTCTTGTCTCGCGCGGATAAAGATGAGTCCGACCCCGTACTAGGTAGTTTTTTAACCTTTCTGGCAAATGATATTCAAAACAATCCTCAACGACTGCAAGCAGCTACTCCTGAACTTGCTAGCCGCATCCAAAGCTTAGTAAGTGATATGGATGTTGACTTGGATGCAGCATTGGATGATGAGGACGAATAATTTTGCCAGACCAGACCAATCTCGTGATCAATGGGTGGACCATCTATCTCCACCCACTGATCATTGATGAACTAGACACCCTTATCTCAAAAGTCGAAACCTTAAAAGAAAAGGACCCTGATAAATACACCAGCAAAAATGTAACAAAGCGTCTAGCTGCAATCGACAAATTAATATTTGATGTTATTCCTCAAGACCCGACTAAACCTGTGTACCGTCAAGGCGATACTTTAGGGAATGATCACAAGCATTGGTTTCGAGCCAAATTTTTCCAGCAATATCGATTATTTTTTCGGTTTGATACTACTTCAAAAATAATTGTATTTGCATGGGTTAATGATGAAAATAACAAACGTGCTTATGGCAGCAAATCTGATGCCTACCGCGTCTTTGAAAAAAAGCTTAAATCCGGCAACCCTCCCGATGATTGGGACCAGTTACTGAAGGAAACTAAGCTTGATCTTAAGCGTATGCAGGCAACTGTAGGCAAACTTAAAAAATAACGCCCATTTAAACAGTTAGGCATATTTTCTGGGTTTTTATCGCTACTTCATCAAATAATTCTAAACTACCAACACGAACTGCTTGCTCTCCCGAGAACTCCTGCCAACGACGGATGATCACGTCCACGTATTTTGGATCCAGTTCGATTAGTCGTGCAGAGCGATTTGTCTTCTCACAGGCAATCAATGTACTGCCGGATCCACCAAAGAGATCCAATACAATGTCCCTGCTCTTGCTGGAGTTACGAATGGCTCGCTCGACCAACTCCACTGGTTTCATCGTTGGATGTAGATCATTGCACATGGGTTTATTGAAAAACCACACATCACTTTGATTGCGATCGCCACACCAAAAATGATCACCACCATCCTTCCAACCATATAAAATAGGTTCGTACTGACGTTGGTAGTCTGAGCGCCCTAACGTGAATGTATGCTTGGCCCATATGATAAACGTTGACCACTTGCCACCAGCATCCCTGAATGCTTTTTGCAGGGTATCCAACTCACTGGATGACATGGCCACATAACATGCGCCCTTGGTCACGCTCAGTAGATTGGAAAGCGCAGCATTCAGAAAACTGTAGAAATCATCACCTAAAGAATCGTTCTTAATTCGGCGATCACGCCCCTGCTGCTTGTCCGTTACGCTACCTGTGTAATCCACGTTGTAAGGTGGATCGGTAAAGGCCATATCGGCTAGCTCGTCACCCATGAGCTTTGCCAGATCATCTGCACTTGTAGAATCCCCACATAGCAATCGATGGTTGCCAAGCATCCAAAGATCGCCCAACTTACTGACAGGTTGTTCTTCCACTTCAGGAACTTGATCTTCATCCGTGTCTCCATTGCCCGATTCAGGCTCAAGCAGTTCATCCAGCTCCACGTCTGTGAAGCCAATGATATCTAGATCAAAACCGATATCCTGAAGTTCCCCTAATTCAAGCCTCAACATGTCTTCATTCCAGGAAGATGACTCAGCTAGGCGGTTATCCGCGATGACTAACGCACGCCGTTGCGCTTCGGTTAAGTGACTGATCACAATCACAGGAACCAGCTCCAGACTAAGTTGCTGAGCGGCCATCAGTCTGCCGTGTCCTGCGATAATGACATTGTCATCACCGACTAGGATGGGGTTCACAAAGCCAAATTCAGCAATGGATCCTGCGATCTGTGAAATCTGTGCATCATCATGCATTCGTGAATTTCGGGCATACGGGATCAACTGCTGGAGCGGCCAGTGCTCCACAGACTCAACGCTAATTGGCTGCATGAAAAACCTAATCTAATTTGGAATATTTTGAAAAATGAGAACGGTGTGGATGCAAACCTTGATGGCTGCAAACCCGATTTAAAAGTCTATCGGTAGCGAAATACGGCGGCGTTGCCCCCCGCAAAAAGTCAACCCCCCGGAAGGAACCATTTTTCTTTTTGACACGCTAAACCCGACACGTTTACGCAAATACACCTAAATACCTCGACGATTTATTTAGTCATCCAAAAAGAAAGAGCCACAGACCGAAATCATGTGGCTCTCACGCAATGTTTCCCTAGCTTAGAATGCATTCTGGCATAAAACGGAAGTTTTGTCCCACCCCCACTTTTCGCAGATCCTGTCAGCTTTACGCAGGTATTGTTTACGACTGTAAATTTCTAGTAATTTCCATCAAAGCCCCCTCCCAATAGCGCTGGGCAGAGGTTCTTGGGAATCCTGTGCGCCTAGAAATCTCTCTCCAGGGCACCCGATAGGCTCGAAGCCAGACAAGTGTACGCTGACCTGGATTCAAACAATCAAACCATGTCAGCGTCTCCTCCATCCGAGTAATCTGATCAGGTGTGGCCACAAGCTTGGTTACCCCCACCTCCGATTCATGCTTGTGAGCTTGAACCAAATCCGGCCAATAGGATTGATACCCCATGCTGCGATCACCAGGGAGGCGCTCCATGGTGTTTACACACTCCTCCAGACGGTAGGCGATATCATCAACCGTTTTCACCTCAAATCGAATCATAGGCTGTCTCCGGTTATGCGTTCGTCCATGGCCCAGTACATGAGCGCAATGGCATCGGCTTCGTTATCATCTTTGGGATTGTGCCCCTTGGCTTTGACCGAATCAATCATCATGGTCTTACTGGCATTGCCCTTACCCGTAGCATGACGTTTGATGGTGCACACCGGCACACCCTCGTAGGGTATCTCATTGTCTTCACACCAGGCGGTTAAGTGCGCCATGAAACCACCGTAGGCGTGAGCAGCATCCACACCAAGGTGACGTCTGACTTCCTCGAAGAATACGGCATCAATGGATCCGGTGTTTTGTTTAAGGTCACTCAAGAACTTGGTGAATTTTAAAAACCGCATGCCACCTCCCTGCCACCGGTCGTTTTTGAAATTTATCGTGCCACTGGTAATCACACCCTGAGAATTTATGGCCCATCCCGAGGTTGTACCTAGATCAAGTGTTAAGACAACTTGGTGATTCGATTGATCGATTAATGAATTCATACTCGACCTCCACAACCCAATGGAAACGTACCTGACCAAAAACGCCCCACGCAAAAATATCCATTGGTATTATGTTTGGCGTAAGCTTTAGTGCAACGCCAATACATATACTTTATGTATAGGGTCATAACTATAATCTGGAATTCACCCTCAAACCCTTTAATACCAAGGGTTTCAAGCCAGATTTGTAGATTTGAATTCAGATTTGATTTCAAATCTGGATTTCTGCCAAAAAATACGCTGAAAGCCCTGTCGTAGTTGGCTTTCATACCCAAAATCCAGATTTGATCAGATTTCAGATTTGGACAAATCTGGCTCAGATTTGTGGAAAGTTTGTATACCTTTTTGATAGGCAAAGGAAACTTCAAACTGTTTCGCTTAAGGGTAAATTTCATCATATATCCTCCTCATCATAGACCCACACTTTGGGATTTTCGACAGGTAATAGAGCCGCTGTTTGGCGACATTTATAGTGGCTTGGGAGTAGAGAAACACCTTTTTGGATCGTTTCTCCAGATTCATTTTCGGGGGTTTCGCTTTCAGTTATCAGACACATATCTTCCACGCATATATAGCCAAATTTTGACCGAGGTGGTTTAGGTAAATCGTACTCTTCAACGTTCTTAATAAACTTAATAAAGCCCTTGGTTGCCAGAACATCCATACGGCTTCGTATCGTGTCTTTACCTCCTAAGCTAGACCGGTTTTCAAATGACTGACAGAATTGCGTGATGGTATACAGACGCCCTTGCCTTGCCTCCTCAAAGATAATGTCCAAAATGACGTCACGCTTTCTGCGACGTTCTGCGTCTAATTTCGCACCGTGATCTTTGTTAACGAGACGCTCACTGGAACGATCAAGCTCGCGCCATTCGCCCTGACTCTTATCTACGATCTTGGGCGTAATACCGGGACCATTACGAAGCTCAAACACCAAGGTACGATCGGTACGGTTCTCATCGGGCCGAAACAACAGCATGCCTGTGGTGTAGTAACCACGCAGACTGCCCGCACCAGATAAGGCCAAAAACGGATCTTCTTCGACCTGACGTTTACCCATCTTTCTGGTGTGATGAACTAGGATAATGCCGGCGTTGGGGTTGATCACATCACGGAGTTTCTCTACTCGCTCTCGCAAGAAGAACAGCATGGCGTTGTTATCGTTTTCACTGTTACCTTCGGTGCCGCCGTCAAAGACATTACGAATTGGGTCTATCACGACGATGTCGATTGGTGCCTTTTCAGACAGGTATTTCAGGGTGTCCTGGACTTGCGATACACCTTCATCGTTAAGTACCAATCGTAGCTGTGGAGTGACCATCAAATTAGCTGCTGCTTTGACTTTTACCGACGTTGATAAATCCATGGACTGCACGCGCTCACGAAGGTAGTGATACTGCACTTCAGCCTGCAGATAAAAGATCCGTAAAGGACGCGATGGCTTTAGATCCAGAAACGCTTTACCGGCCGCCATATGCGTAAGCCATGAAAGCAAAAAGTCACTTTTGCCCACCTTAGGTGCACCACCAAAAACGATCATGCCACCGGGTGTTAATACCCTTGGCTCAATCAAATCAGCAGGCATGGGAGATGAGTCTTTAAGCAAATCACCCAAAGTGAATGACGGAAGTAAAGCTCGCTCTTTTACCGCATCCTTTTGGGTGTTTTGAATGAATTGCCATACATCCATTCCTTGCTCTACCGCATCATAAGCATCCCATTTTTGTGGCGTATGCTCAGGTATCTGTAGAACCGATACGGTTTCAGCACCAGCTGATGCAATGGCTTGAGCAGCCTTATGAGCATAAGCAATGCCAGCCTCATCGTTATCCGGCCAAATGGTGACGCGCTTTCCAATAAGTGGCGACCAATCCGTCTTATCAATTGGCGCATTGGCACCGTTCATGGCTGTGGTTGCCACAATGCCTTTTTGGATTAGCGCATCAGCAGCCTTTTCACCTTCCACCAACACCACATCAATGGCTTTATCAATCTGTGGTTGGTTGTAGAGAGGCCTTGGATCAGGCGTACGCGTGGCACGATTAACCACATCCCATGGCCTAAACTCCTTCCCAGCGGGTGTGTCATACCGGTACACGCAGGCAATCAACTTGCCCTTCGCATCACGGTAATCCCACTTCTGGGTAACAGGACCTAACTCATCCATAAGAACGTGTTTTTTGGGTTCTGCAGGCGGCACACGATTCGGTGTTGGTAGATGTAACCACTGACCAATCGAATCCATCACAGCTTTAAAATCACGCTTTGCATTAAGCCCGTTGGCCTTAGCCCATAAATCGATGACATCACCGCCTTCGCCAGTTGCAAAGTCCATCCACATACCGGCTCTTGGGCCCGTTAATTCCACCGATAAACTTTTACCGGGCGTGCCATCCACATCACCAATCACAAACTGGTTATGCTTGGTTTTACCTGCCGGAAACAGATACCCAAGTACCGCATGCAATTGATCCATCAGGGACGCACGTACATCTCCTACAGAGCTTGTATGGGAATAAGCAGGACCTTGATCAGGTGCGTTGTTAAAGTCCTGCCATGGGCCTGAAATAACGCTCATACGTCACCTCCCCAGCAGCGCTTTTGCCATGAACAGAACTTACACTCAAAGTGACTGGATTCTTTAGCAATGCGTGGCAGCCAATCATTGGCATCACACGCCTCTAGTATCCGTACGCCACGATCGGAAGATCGCTGGGCAAGCTCACCATTAAATGGCACCCACTCAAAATAAAGCTCCGCAGTGTCCTTATTAATGGCTGTAAAGAGCGCATCGTTTTTGGCAATGCCAGGAATCTGTTCTTCCATGTAAGCCTGATACAAAGCAATCTGCGCAGCATAGACAGGCTTTGATAGGGTTACGCCTCGCTTGGCCGTGTCTTTCCATGATTTATTATTCAAGGATTTACACTCCCATAGTGCTGGGTAGCTGCCGGTAAGAACATCAGGACCAGATGCCAAAACGCCATCCACATGGCCTTTAATGCGGCCACCCACAGCACTAAATCCATACTGAGAGCCTGACGAAGTTTCGGTATGAATATCAAACCCTGCCATACGCAACCACTTGATCGCCAAGTCTTCAAATACGTGCCCTGCAGCAAAGATACGTAACGTCTTACCAGTAAACGCTTTACCTTCATCTACCGGGATTTTTAGGTATTCAAACTGCAATGCCCGATCGCATGACACCCCCAAGCGAGACCCGCCAAGATAGTGACGTGCCTCTTCTTTTTGGTTCTCTTCCTGAAGTGCAAAATCAATACGATCAACCAGCTTCTCGGTAAAGCTTTTACGGTGATTAAAATCGAGTATGGGTTGTTCAATTTCCAATGAATAAAACGACATTAAAACGGCACCTCATCCTTGTAGAGTGTTTGTAGTTGCAGGTGATAGGCCTCTAGCACCGTATCGACCAAGCCTTGGATCTCGGCTTTGGTATAGGCACCCAAACCTTTATCCATTCCTACGCCTGCCACGTAATCACCAAGTTTTGGTAATACAGATTCAGCTGCCTGTTGTTCTAATCCAGTACGAATCACTTCTGTCATACCTTTACCTCGTTGTAGCAAATCAAAATGAATGTCCTGACAGGCTTTGGAACAAAAACGTTTTTTTGCATATGCCCCTTCCAACCTGAACCTGTGGTGTTTAGGATTCGTCCAACCGAACCCTCTTGGTGGTCGATGACAAACCTCGCATCGGTAACTACACACATTAAGCAGCCTCCCTGTTAGCGGCCCTAAAGACCTGTTGTTGGATGTCTTTTTTGTTAAATTGAAATGCCAATAAGCACGATGCGTGATAACGGGTTAGGCCAAAATCATGACGGTACTTGGGTGCTAAAAACTTCAACTGCTGAGGCGTTGCTGCCTGTGATAACCAGCGCTTTGATTTATTGGCCGCTTCTTCAGTTTCATGGGTGTTAAGCCAATCATCCGCAGCCGCCAAACAAACGGTACGATCGCCTTTAGCAAGTAATCTTGTCGCTATGCGCTTTCGACCGCCTAAGCCATACCAGTGACCATTTAGCTGAAAGACACCCGCCCATGCTTCAAAGCCTGTGGCCATAAAAGCTGCGTTATCTTCAAACACATCGCACCAGCGAAAGGATGAGCGTTTAAGTAGATCAATCTCGGACATGACAAAGTCAGCCAACAAAGTGACATCATCACTTTTCTTCGAGCTAAACTGATGTCCGCAGATAGAACATTCCTGTACTGCTGCAGGTAAATCTGCTTCACAGTCTGGACATTGTTTTCTGGGTGCCTCACCTTTGGATTCACCAGAATAGCCGTCAAGGTTTGCGTCCGTTTCCAAAGTACCGTGCAGTATCGAACTGGTACCAAAATCTAAAACAATGCAGTCCGTTTTAGTGATACCTGGATACTCATTGGGATCGACTATACGTAAGCCTCTACCTACACATTGAATGAACGTGGATTTTTGAGAACTAGGCCTTAGCATTACAATGCAACTAACAGGCTGACTATCAAATCCTTCCGTTAGCACATAGCAGTTAAGTAATACCTGAAGATCACCTTTATCAAACTGTTCAATCAATGCCTGTCGGTTAGCTTTAGACATAGAGCCATCAATCACGGCCGACTTAATGCCAGCATCGACAAACGCCTTACAAACGTTCTGGGCATGACGAACAGTCGAGCAAAAGACAATGGTCTTCCTATCCCCAGCCTTTTCCTGCCAGTGCCTTACAACGGAATCATTTATCACTTGATGATCAAGAATGGCTTCAACTTCATTCATATCAAAATCGTTAGCACTGACTCGAACTTGCTCAAGATCTGACTGGACGCCGACATCAATAACAAAGGTTCTAGGTGGCACTAGATGACCATCATTGATCACTTCTCGTAGCTTCACCTGATCAGCCACATTGGTGAATACACTCCTCAAGCCCTTTTTATCTCCTCTCACAGGAGAAGCCGTCACACCAAATACTTTTAGGCCTGGGTTAAGTGACTTAGCGTGATCTATGATCTTGAGATAACTGGAAGCGACCGCATGGTGTGCTTCATCAATCACCAGTAGATCCAATGCAGGCATACGATCTAAATTAGCCTCACGACACAGCGTCTGGACCATGGCAAATGTAGTCTTACCACTCCATGACTTTTCACTCGCATTTAAGATCGATGTGGATACATTTGGCACCACTCTCTGAAATTTCTGCTGGTTCTGGTTCGTTAGTTCATCTCTGTGTGCTAAGACACAGGCCTTACTTTCTTTTCCTTTGATTAATTCGCCAACAGCTGCTGATAGGGCCCAGGTTTTTCCAAAACCGGTAACGGCAACACCTAAAGTGTTGCCGTGTTCCTGGAGCGCATCGATACAGCGATCAACAAATAATCTCTGGCGATTGCGCAACAAAGTCATTTACGTCGCCTCCTTGCTCGAGAAGCGTTTTCAGACAATGTTAGCCATCGACAATTATCAGGTTCGTAATGGCCATCAGGGTCAATTCGATCTATCGTAAGATGCTCTTCATATCCATGGTCTAATGCCCACTGATAAAACAAACTACGATCATCTAACCAACGGCTATCAATTCGAATTCCTCGACCTCCATAACTTTTATAGTCTTTTTGCTTAACGTTGTAACAACGTTTGAGCATTCCATCGAAAATGTTAGCTAATCGCGTTTTCGACATACCATGTGTGCGATTCTTTTGACCCAAACGCTTTATGCGCTCATTCTTCAAACATCCACAGCTTTTAATGTCTCCAACCATCAGACGGTTTGCCGGGTATTTAAGCTCGTTTCCACATTCACACAGGCAACGCCATAGACGCTTACCATTGATGTGTACAACCTCAATTGCCGACAGTCGCCCAAACCTATAACCGGTTATGTCAATTGCATTAGGCATACTGATCCCTCCTACTGTGCCCAACTTGGACGTCCGGTTGGAGATTGTTGATGCTGTTGGTTTTGTTGATTTTGTTGTTGTACCTGCTGGCTCTGATCAAAGCCTTGTTGCATCGGCTGTTGGGGTTGCTGTGCCATTTGCCCCATTTGAGATTGATGGCTTACTTGCACCATGACCGCCGCATACTCTTTGTGGTCGGGCGTGATCACCGTGCGAACGATATTCTTCTCATCGCCATTCTGATCACGATCGGTTTCCACCTTCACAACGAACTCCATGCCATCAATGTCCGCAAAGCCTTGAATACGACGCGCCTGTTGAGCCTGTGGTGTGTTATCAGATGGATGAAGTCCACGAGATGAATTCAGCATGCCTTTGATAAAGGCTCGGCCCATGTTGCTCCACTCTGGCCCCTTAGGGCTGTACAAACCAATAAGGCTCCAGATCTTACGCTTGGCATAAGGACCGTCGGTTACCACGAACTCACAGTTCAAATACACAGCGCCAGTGGCATCACTTTGTGTAGCATAACCACCGTTCCAGCCTTGGCTAAAATCATCATAGCCTCCTGGGCGAATCGTCATGCGTACACGCGCCAATGTGTTTTTGGGAATCAGATCAAAGCTTCCCTGATCTTCTGCTGAGTTAAAGTCGTTCCATGCGTTCTCATTCATTGTTCTGTCTCCTGTGTATTGGCTTGTGCTATGTTCTGGTTCATGTCTCTTGGGTTATCAAAAGTAAGTCGTTCAGATGCTGGGCGAACCGGGCCATGAATTTTGTCCATCAACCGGCCAAGATGAGGTTCTTCAATCATGTCCAAGCGCCCGCTACGATCTTTAGCTGGGTAGCCATATGGGTTTAAGGTGTGGTTAACAAAGGCGCGATATCGATGCCCTTCTTCACCTTCGATTTCAGCTAGCGTAATCACCTGATCGACGATGCCTGGCAGTTCAAGTGCCGTTTTGGAACCATCGATTTGAGGCACATATAGCTTTCGGTTGTAGTCATCAGTGCGCTCATCCAGAATCCCAACAAACCAGATATTTTTGTTGCGGGTATGCTGTAGATGAGTCAGCCAGGCAACCATCTCCTGCCCGTGCAAACCATAGGCGCCACGAGTATCCGGTTTACCGGTACGTTCACTAATGGCCTGAGGTTGTCCTTTACACCACTGCAGGCAAAGACGGCCAGCAACTGTGATGGAGTCAATGAATACCGTCTGGTATTTTCCAAGAGCACTCGGATCACCAAACTTCTCACACACGGCATCAAAGTGTGCCTGGCTATAGGCTTGTTCATCGCGTAAAGCCGGATTAGGACCACCGATGTACACAGCAAAATCTCGACACTCCTGCCAGGTACGTGGACGAATGGTGTCACCCGCCCAACCTTCTACCGCTAAGTCACCTGCTTCAAGATCAAAGAACAAAGTAGATTCAGCATCCACACTCCACAGCAGTGAGGTTTTACCGATACCACTTGGCCCTAAAATACATCCTTTGATACCGCGTTTTTCGGCCAACCGTTGATCGGCCGTAATAATCGGAAAACTCATGCAGCCACCTCGTCCACGTCATCAGCCAAAGACTGAAGTTTGAAAGTAGGCTTGCCGGTTTTCAGGGTACGCGCATCAGCAAAGGTCTCCTGTAGAGCCTTAGGCCAGGCAGTGTATTTACGCTCGGCAACCTTGTAAGCAATCTCGATAAACTCTGATGGATCATCGCCCGCTTCACGAATTCGATCCGCAATGACAGCAAGCTTCTTTTGATCCCATGTTGGGCGCTTTGGAAGGTCTGCCGTAATACGAATGCCTTCATCTTCAAAGTTCACAGAGCCTGTGTCTTTACCCAGATCCTGCCGCATCAGCTTTGCACGTTGCTCGTATTTCAGGGCCACCGCGCCATCGATCCATTCCTTCAAAGACTTGGTACGATCAAGGTAAGCCTTGGCTTGCATTTGCAGGCTTAGAAGATCACCTGCACTCAACTTGGATAGCTCATCCAAAGTCATGTTGTGAGCGGTTTCTACGGTCAAACTCATAGCGCACCTCCCACATGTTCCATGTGCACAAGCTCGGAAGTGGACACACGCATGTTGTTCATTTCGTAGGCTTCGATGTCTTCCACACGGTAGATAATTCGGCCGCCCAATTTGATAAAACATGGGCCCCAGCCAATGCAGCGCCAGCGTTCAAGTGTCCGCTCTGACATGCCCCATCGAGTAGCTAATTCGCGTTGATTAATATGTTGAATAGTCACGTTCGTCTCCTGTCGGTTATTGATAAAACGTGTGATCATTATCGAAAGGAGGATGTACGGAGAAATAGAACGAAGATGTACGGAGAAATGTACGGAATGAAATTTAAGCCAAAAAAAATCGCCATTACGGCGATTTATAAAGTATTTGATTGTTATTCAATCAACAACCAATAGCATATGAGTTATGCCGTAACCATATTGCAAAATCCTCTTTACTCCAGATATTGGTTGCAATATTGACCCATACCTCAATGGCTTCGTCTTCAGTTGTCTCGAGACGATATCCATTAATACGAAGCATTGCATCAGTCGTGTAATATGAAGTGCGTTTGTTTGCATTTGCAAATGCATGCGCCTTAGCGATATGCCAGCCTACTGCAGATGCAATATCAAATATATCTGGATTTTCTAAATAGGCATGCGCGACGCCTCCCTGCTTCAAAGCAGACTCCAAGGCGCCGACATCTAATATATGCGATTGTTCTTTAGGCGTCAGACCAATACAAGCTTCATGGATTTCAAGTACTCGCTCGAATGTAACGTATACTATTTCCATTAAACTTTGGACAGTGCCATCAGGACCTCTTTACGCTCTTCAAGTATTTTTTGAACAACGTCGTCCATCGCTTTGACAGGATCAGTTTTTGAAGGACAAGCGATACCGTGCCCTTTAGGCAAGTCTTTTCTACGATACTGAACGTTGGTATGCTTTTCTGCTAAATTATTCATAGCTCCTCCATTTCCAGCTATCTATTTAGCTGGGGGCGAAATTTTACTAATTTCCCCTTACTTTTTCAATTTATATCGATTCTATCGACAAAATCAAGTAATAATGAACTTCCGATGATTTCTATTAATTACATGGAAAAGGAGTAATAACCACGTTTGGGGCTCAAAATGTATTCCTCCCATGTATCATTACCATGAAATAATGAAGACATACGCTTTGAACCATTACTTGATCCATTAGCTGCCAACAATATTTCTTTAGCCGGCAATTCCCATCTATCATTCTGTGCCTGTTCATACATGTACTTGACAGCTTTGGCTTGTTTATCCCCTTTCAAGATCCAAGGCTCCTTGCCAGTGATAGTTAGGCGCCGTTGATGATGGTCGTACCTTAATGGCATGGCTTTGTCTTCTGCCCTGAAATCTCGCACAGCCTGGTAGCGATAAAGCAGCTCTTTATCAATAACCGTATTACTCTGCCCTTGAACAATAAAATCATTCAGTCGACAAATACTGAATCCTTCCAAGCTTGGTAGCATACTCAGATCAGTATTCGAGGTTGTTAGTAGGATTCCTCTCTTTCCTCTGCCTGAAACTGCTCTGACCAACTGAGGCCAGTTAACTGGTAGATTCCTAGCCACCCATATCTCGGTTCTAAAGCCATGATCTAACACAGCTTCGCCAAGACACCACAGGCTGTTTGGTAATTCTGGATTAGTAATCCCAGCACGCATTACCTGTGGAATATGGAACAAATCGGCCACTCCGTGTAGAAACATTTGTTCATCTACTTGCTCAACTTCAGTAGCTGAAAGAGGCACTACACGCTTCTTAAAGGAATCAGGTTCTCGGTACATGACCTGCCATGGATCTGCCGCTTCGTCGACATCCACATAAACAGTTTCATCTTCCATTTCTAGCTCTATGTATCCAGAATAACCTGTTAGCTTCAGCCATGGTTCAAATTGCACCTTTGGAAAACCACGAAGAGCCTTATGCAGATCCCAAGCAGCAATACCCAGAATCCGTTGACCATCTGAATTGAAATGTACTTGGTGAGATTGTTCGAAAAGAGAGATTAGTTTTGACGTGTATTTAGGCGACCATTTCTGCAATGTCATCGCCTCCTACATTAACGTCTCTCACAATGCCCCACTTGTGCAGCAATCGATCACAGAGCTGCCTGTCGCGTTCTCGTTTGGTTTTAATATTGCAGCCATTCTCACCGCGTAGTGTGATGTGAATGGTTCTTGCTCGCTCACCAAATTGCCTTTGTGATCGAATAGATAACTGTACAAAATTGAGTGTGTGTTGATTAAATAAAAAGCTTGGGCCAATCAGGTTTGCGGCCGCCGTATAGATATCTTCAGCACTATTCTGATTGACCTTAAAGATAACGCTACTGCCAGATTGGTTGAATCCTAGTTGGGTCACTTTAGCCCACGCAATGCTTTCATCTCGAATGTCCAACTGGCATGGCTGTGCCAGACATTGATAATCATATTTCTTAATGGCTACCGGTTCACAATTGGCATCTGTTGGCATCAAGTGAGCTGCTGCTAGCTGTGCTAGTGCTTCACGATCTGCCTTGTTCTTTGACATGACCTCGATATGACCATTTTCCGGTTCATAGGTAACAAACGAAGATTGTGCTTTGGTCACTTGCTGGCTATCCAACTGAGCTTCGTTTACCCATTCTACAGACTGAGGGGCCAAATTGTAATGAACACAGATCTGATACAAGGACACCTTGTTTAATTCACCTTCATCAAGGAGGTGATAACGCTTAAAGACTTCAACAGCCACCTGATCTTCTTCGCAGGCATACATTTGGGCTACTGCTTGATGGAAAGCATCCAAGTCGGATTGTTCAGGTTCCACAATTAATCCAACAGGACCTACATAGCCAGAATAGCATGTCGTGCTTTGACGATAGATATCAGCCAGTCGAATATTGAGCGCTTCATCAAAATACTGACGAGCATTAGCGTACAACCATAGGCTGCGCTCGTACTGATTGGCTAACTTATCCAGCTCCCGACGTTCTTCGAAACTTAGGCATTCACAGCGCAGACTTTCTACTGCGTCCTGGCCCGGACCATCAGCTAAGGCAAGTACACGTTCAGCTAACCTTTCTATCTCAATGC